TTACTCGTTCGGCCCATTGAACTCATGAAGCATATTTTGCTTTGCTTCTTCGGCTGGTATTACACCAATTACCTTACCGATGACAATTAACTTAGTCAGGTCGCTAACAACAATATCTTTCATTGAACTATTGGCTGGTTTTAGTCTTACCTCACAATCATACCGATGAAACTTTTTGATCGTGACCTCGCCATCAACTTTAACCAAGGCGATCTCTCCATTTTCTACTACCGGCTGTGGATTAATAATCACTAGGTCGCCATTATTAATATTGGCTTCAATCATGCTATCTCCCTTGACTTTAATCAGGTATGTATTTTTCTTAATCTTGGTTGCAGGGACGGGCATGAATCCCTCTAATAACTCTTCAGTCAAAATAGGAGTTCCGGCGGCTGCGGTACCCAATATAGGTAGATAGACTCTCTTCCCTTCCTTCGCAGCTTCGGGTTCTGGATCGTGCTCAGGTGCTTTAGTTTTATTAAGGGCTTGTCCTAGGATATCTGTGTAATCACAGGATAAAAGGAAGGCGGCATTTGCCATAAGAATGCGACGATTGTCTTCTCCTAGTCGAGAATAGGCTTCTGTTAGTTTTCTTAAATTAGGGTCAATGGTTCCTTGTACATCAAGTTCTTTGCCAGTTAGTAGCCAATCAGATGAAACTTGAAAAAAAGAAGAAACCTCTTTAATAAATATTGCCGAAGGCATTACGTCTCCATTTTCTATCCGTCCCAAATTTGCGCGGGATACACTCGGGAGTGAATCGGCTAGTTCAGTTAGTGACAACTTTCCATCCCCGAAGCCTTCTCTCAAGCGTTTTACCCTTGCACCAAGTGTTTGTTTAAAAGAATCCGTATTTGGCATTAAGAATAATCCCCCCGTTTTCATAATGCGCACATATGAGAAAGCGCAATAACAATTTTAATAAAATTCTCTTATATGCGCATATTATTATTGATAAATCCCACATATGCGCATATAATGTTTGTAAGGGAAACCTTTCCGCAAGACAAGTTTAATACAGCAACGGCAAAGTAACAATGGCATATATTTGTCGGAATTTATTAAAGAAAGGAGTAAAACGCTGCCAGTTGCGTGTAACATCAACGCATGTCTAAAAAAAGGGACAGATTCCATAGATGATAACCGTGGTAGGCGTTGGACTATCGGGAGATTAAGCCATCGATGCCAGTGATTTCTCAGAAATGGGAAATGTCCAACAGATTGTATTTAGAGGAATTTTTGGAGGGAGAGATTTTGAAGCACGGAAAAAAGCCAACAATGGCACAAAAAACGAGGATTAAATCATTAAGACTTAATCCGGTGAACTGGTTAGTTGTGAAAGACTGCCCGCAATGTTTTGAAGTAGTTCACAGAGTATCAGGTAAAACAAGAAAATTAGGAGCGTAACGCTATATGAAGAAATTTGAACCTCCATTTCCTAATGAAAGTGCAGCGTCACTAAAGGCTAGAATGCTAGACATGATCAATAACAAGAACAGTGAGAAACCCATTATATTGACTATCGAATCTTATCAGGGTGGTTCTCATAAAGCTCTTGAACCAGAAAAGATTTAAAGCTCTTATAAACTGGGAGTTCTTTACCGCTGACACGCCCAAAGAAGTCATTAACCCGAATTGTAGTCAAGACCCTAACCTTTACAGGCTGTGCAAGTAGTAAAGCTTTAAACGTTTCGACAGTGACGTCTTCAGGTAAAGTAAGGAGAAAATTTTCAAAGTAAGGTAGATAACCAGTATATAAGTCACTCAGGCTATCAGTCATTGAATGTATGTAGGACACAAGTTCAGAGTCATTACGAAAAAGAGTTTTTGGTAACTCTTGAAGATTTATTCTATCCACTAAAAATCACCTCCATTCACCTTTATATCTTATCACGTGAGGTGATGAGAGGAAATCCGGTAACAAAATTCCCATAAGTGAGTTGGTGATCTATGAACCTCAAGGAGCTGACCCCATTCGGTATCAAAGTAAAACAAAAACTGCTCGAAATGCGAATGACTCAAAGCGAATTTTGCGAACGTTACAAGATACCCATGAACCGGTTCAGCGAAATACTGTATGGTAGTCGCCCAGGTATTAAGTACCGGGACAAAATAGTCGAGATCCTCAGCATTGAGGAAGCAGCTTAGAAAGGAGGTAAAGCAAATTGCCTATCCAATTAATGCGGGCCACACAACCAGTCTCTAACCTTCGTGTGGAATTAGCCAAAGTAGACCTTCAAATGGAATGCTTACATGAAATCGTAAGACAGAAGGAACAGGAAGCTTTATCAATGGAAAATGAGATTGTTATCCTGCAAGGGAAACTCCAGGGTATACGAGAGATCGGAGAACTTGCACGAGTGGAACTCGAAAAATACGTGGTTAAATTGGTAGATCTTCGCAAAAGACTAGAAAATGAAGAATCAGAAGAAGGTCATCAAAAAACAATGAGCGCCTAAAAGGTTAAACAGCGCAATGACCTAAATTGAAGGAGTGAATCCGTGACATGAGCGTTGTTATTACCAAAATAATTGGCAATAAAAACGGGGTGCCTTCATCCTCTTACAACTGAAGGAACCCCAAACAACGCTATACCAATTCATTGTACTACGGAGACCCTCCTGAGTAAAGGAGGAGGCGGATATTGGTCGAGGTCTATATGGCGCTGGAAGAAGCAGCAGAATATGAGAATGTCAGTTATGATGCCTTAAAGAAAAAAATCCAACGTAACCCAGAGGCCTTTAGGACAAAAACTGAACGAGGCAAAAACGGCGGGAAAGACAAGGTTTTAGTTGCCCTCTCCTCTCTCTCAAAGGCAGCGAGGAGGGCTTGCAAAGAGGCTCGTCAGATACAGGATGTCAATGGAAGTGATGTTGCAATCGAGAAGATAACTGGTCAAGAAATCCCGTGGTATATGAACGTTGACTTAAATTGGTACATGGAGAAATTTACAAAGCAGTATTATGAGGCCGTGGAATTTGCCAAGAAGATACAAGAATTCTTGAACTATGGAGACGCAGATCGGACGGCCTTCGCCGATGACTTCGCACAAAAGCTAGGCATGAGCCAGCGGACTCTCTACAGATATTCTCAAACCTATCTCGAAGCAAGCGCGTGGGCCATGAAGCGGAACAAGGAAGACGGCAAGAATTATGATTTCTTCAAGGTTCTTGCTCTCTGCCGGAAGCCTAAGGAGAAGTTCACCTTTCCTTCGATCACTGGTGAGGTCAAGGCGTATGCGGAGAATGTTTGGTTTGACAAGGATTTTGCAGCTAACGCCGGGACGGTCGAAATGTTGTATTCAAAGCTTGAAGAAGTGGCTCAGGCCCAAGGGTGGGAGTATCCATCCTATCAAACAATGGCTCGGTACATCAATTACTTAATGGAGGATCAACGAGGCAAGAATGCCCATTTCCTCGCCGCAAAAGGTACGAGGGAATACAAAAACAAGGTTATGGTCAAACGATTGCGTGATACCGGAGCACTCCCGGTTATGGGGTTGGTACAGGGTGATGAGCACACCTTCGATTGCTGGGTACAACTCACACATCCTAACGGAAAGGTATCAGCAATAAAGCCTAAGCTAGTAGCGTGGCTAGATACTCGTACTAGGGTCATTATGGGAGATCTGATTTGTAAGCAGCCTAATTCCCAAGTATTGAAACAGTCACTACTAAAAATGATCTACAGTACACCGGGTGGAGTACCTCAATGGCTACTCATCGACAACGGAAAAGATTATACGTCTAAGACAATGACAGGCCGCGAACGGGCTGAGCGCGTATGCTTCGATAGTGAGGTTAAAGGCTTCTATCGGAGTATTGGAATCCAGGACGATATGAGAAGCTTGCCCTATCAGCCATGGAGTAAGGCACAAGTTGAACGTTTTTTTGGGACGGTATGCAGCATGTTTACGAAGTGGCTATGGTCATACACCGGAACACTGACAGGCTCCAAGACAGCAGGAAAGATTAAGAAGGATATACCAGGGATGTTGGAACGTGGTGAGCTGCTTACGATGGAGGAATTCTCTGAGCAATGGAAAAAGTGGTTAGCTGAGGTTTATCACAAGAAAGCACACTCCGGTCTCAAACGCCAGGGCGAGAAGTATACAGCTCCAATTGATCTCTTCATGAATGCAGAGCGATACTATAAGCCAGCTCCCCCAAAATCCTATGCAACGATCTTAATGATGAAAGCTGAACAAGCTCTTGTCCGTAACATTGGAATACGCAAATTTGGACAGGAATATATGGCCCAGGAACTTTGTGATTACATCGGGGAAAAGGTTGACATCAAATGGGACGCAGACGATGTGACTCGCCTCTATGTATATACCCGGGAAGGTAAAAAGATATGTGAGGCTGTAGCTCAAGAACTCTTGCTCATTGCACCAAAAGTCCAACAAAAGGAACTTGAGGAACATATGAAAATGCAGAAACTCCAAATTCGGGGAGACGTTGAAAAGAACAAAAAATACACTACGCCTTTTGAGCAACGATCAACTCAACATCTTGAGACTCCAAAGGATGTCTTTGGAACAATTGATTTGATGGTTAAGAGTAAACATGCCGACAAGGTTGTTGCTCTTCCCAATGACAAGCAGTTTGGAGACGAACTCAAGGATAAGAAAACCAAGGCGAAACAAGGTGTTGAAAGTGAATTCCTTAATAAACAAGCCCAAGCTGCTCTCTCAAAACTGAGGGCATTAGGCTAAACCGTGAAAGGGGATAAATTATGGAAGCAGTAGCGAAAATTTATACGGGTGAATCAAGGACATTGGCCGATAAAGTAAACCAGTTCTTAAAGATCAACAACATGACAATAAAGGCCTTTGCAGGTGAGCTGAATTATTCCCGATCAGCCATTTCTCAATATCTCTCAGGAAAGTATGTTTCAGATGCAACAGCCATTGAGAGCAGAATTGAGGATTACTTAAACCTAAAAACAGGTGGCGAAAACGACACCAAACCTCTAGCTAAGGTAATCCCTATATCACAAAAGATAAGCTTCCTCGAATCTCGTGATTCATCTAGTGTCATCGGAGTTTGCAGCTCATGCCAGGAGTTCCATGGTCTTGGTATTGTCGTAGGAAAGAGCGGTTACGGAAAGACACACGCTTTGGAGTATTACGCTAAAATGCCAAGAGTTGCTTACATCGAGTGTGACGATACCATGTCATGCCGGGATCTGGTTGAAGCTATCGAACGGTCTCTGGGTATCCCTCAAACCTACGGAACGATCTGGAAAAGAGTTAACGGAATCCGTGAGTTTTTCCACGTAAATCATGGCTATCTTCTTATTATCGACGAAGCAGACAAGCTGATTAACAAATATACTCAGAAAAAAATGGAGATTCTCAGGAGCATATTTGATCAGTCGGAAGTCGGGATGGTTATCGCCGGAGAACCAAAGCTTGAGTCAATGATCAAAGGTTACTTAGCCCGCTTTGCCAATAGAGTTGACTTTTATGCCTCTCTTAAAGGTCTATCCTCAAAAGAGGTTGAGAAATACCTGGAAGGATTTAATATTGAACCGGATGCGCTCTCTGAATTATCTCTAAGAGCGTGTAACCTTCAAACTGGTTGCTTCAGGCTCTTAGACAGGACGTTAAAAAACGCTATCAGGATCATGAATGAGAATGGTCTGGACACTATTACCCTTCAAGTTATAGCTCAAGCATCAAGCATGATGATGCTTTAAATAAGGAGGCGTGACAATTGGGATTAAATGAGGCAGTCGCTATAGCAATTAACGGACTGGATGCAGGGGTTATCAGCAAAGATGAGGCTAAACAATCAATTTTAGACTGTGTTGATCAAAACTATTTAAAGATTAGTGAGGAGCTTCCTGTGAACATCTTCCAAATGCTTCATGTAACGTTCGGAATGGCGTTCGAGATACATGACGGGAAGCTAATGAAAGGAGCTTTTTAAGTGGCAGCAAACAGAAAACGAATCAAAGATGTCCCTTTATTTAGAACCTGGGCAGACGTAGACCTAGCCCTCAGAGAAATTGCCGAAAAGGAAATTGAGATCGAAGATATTGAGGGTGAAATGAACAAGCAGATAAACGGCATAAAAATTGCCTCTGGACAAGAAGCAAAACCGTTGCAGGACAGAATCGATAAGCTTTCAAAGGACATCAAAGAATTTGTTACCGAACACAAAGACGAACTAGACGGTAAGACTAAGATCCTCAACTTCGGCAGTATCGGCTTCCGACTGAGCACATCGGTTATGATTCCCAAGGCAAAAGAGAAAGTCGCGGCAATCATTAAGAGCCTAAAGATTCGTAAGATGACCGACTGCATCAACATTGTGGAAACAGTCAACAAGGAAGTCCTCAAGAAATACAGTGAGGATGAAATTATCAAGGTTGGCGGCAAACTCAAAAAGGAAGATGTCTTCTGGTATGAGGCGGCTAGAGAAAAACTCAAGGTGCATGGAGGGCATTGATATGGCAAGCTACAACAGGGGACGCGCTCACGTCCCCAATTTCTCTATTAAAACCATATGGGGTCTGGCAAAATCCCCGGAATTGATGCTGGACAAAGAAAACCTCTACTCAGTAATCTCCAGAGAGACTGGTAAGGATAGCATGAAGAAGCTTACTCAAAAGGAAATCGACAAGGTTTGCTCGGCCCTCCTTAAGCTCAAAGATGGTGTCAAGAAAAAGCGGACGGATACCGGAGGCAACACTCTCACTATAAGACAAAGGAAAAAGATTTATAAGCTTACGGAGGAGCTTGGCTGGAATAATGACAACGCTAGAATCAATGGCTTTGTCAAACGAATGTTCAAGGTTGAACGGCTTGAGTGGCTGAATAATGACCAATGCGGCAGGCTTGTAGAAATGTTGAAAAGCATGGTCGCAAGACAGAAGTTAAAGAAAGGCAGTGATTTATCGGATGCTTCAGCGAGCAGCACTCAGTAGATACACGCCAGAGCAACAAAAGATCATTGAGGCATACTGGGAGATAATCCGCTTCACAAGGAGAACCAGTCAGGTATCAGAGGGCATCAAACAAAAGGAATTAGACTATTGGTCTAAATTTGAACCGGAAATAGTCATCCAAGCCTTAAAAATCCACATGGAGAAATATCCTCACATCAGAGAGAATTATACCCGTGGTATTTTGCGGAATCTGAAAGGGGGTTCATGCCATGGAGGGAATCTGTCAAACCATTCAGGACAAGATAGAAAAGTTACAGCGCCAGTCGGCAAACGTGACACAAGAGCTGAAGAAGCCTTTAAACGTAAACTTGCCGGGGCATGAATGCAACTTCTGTGAGGACAAGGGTTATATCTACGACACTGACCGGGATGTCCTTTACCCTTGTCAGTGTATGGAGCAAAAGAAACTGAAACGGTTGCTAAAATCCTGCAATATCAGCGACGAATTTCTTCACAAGAATTTTGATAGCTTTAACATCAAGGGCGCGGATCGGCGAGTAGCTTATGCCTATAACATTGCCAAAGAGTATTCGAATGGTTTAGTGGCAAGGGTGAAACGGGGAGAAAGCTTGAAGGGTGCCCCATGGATGGGTCTCATTGGAACCTCTGGATCTGGAAAGACCCACTTGGCAACGGCTGCTGTCCTCCCCCTCATCGAGCTAGGCATATACCCCATGTTCTTTAACTGGGTACAGAGCTTTACCGAATGGTTGGCCTACTACAGCAAACCGGATGAAACCCATAAAGTTGATGAGATCAGGCAAAAGCTCTATACATGCGATCTTCTCATTATTGATGACGTGTGTAAGGAAAGCCAAAAAGATTCTTGGATCAAAGAGTTTTATGGGCTGGTTGATTACCGCTATCGGAAGCAGCTCCCCATCATCTACACCAGTGAATATTTTCATCAGCTCATTGGCTTTCTTTCCAAGGCCACGGTCGGAAGGCTCTTTGAAAAGACAAAGCATGAAACTACGGGCAAAGTCTATATGGGCAAAATGCTCCTTTCTGAAAATGAAGATCCTTTAGCCTTGGATTATCGGTTCAAAGGGATATTTTGAAAGGTGGAAAACGATGCAGATACAAACAATCAGTCAAGTTCGGAATCTGAGCTTTATCGAGTCAATAAAAGAGTTGATAAAAAAGTTATGGAATACCTTTATGAGAGTATTTAGGATGGAGAGTTTTTCAGAACAGGAGGAGCAAAATGCTTATGTGGTATTACCTGGACGGACTGAGAAATATGACTTTGTATACCCCCTCAAAAAGGTATGGAGCAATCCCGTTTCTGAAGAAATTCAAGGGCTTAAAGCAGAAGAAATCGGGGATCAAAAAAGATACGACAGGCTTATATCGAGGCTTGAGGGTATCCAAAAGAGAACGCGAAAACAAAGGATTAAAAAGAAACTCGGGAAGCGAATAAGTCAACTGCAGATCAAGAGTTTAGCAGCACCAGGGGGGTATCATCTTGGCGGCTAAAAAGAAATACAAGAGGCTTACTAACAAGGAAAAGCAAATGAACAAGGAACTTATGGCTAAATGGAGAGATGAAGGATTAGTCCCTCCCATCAAGCCTAAGCTTAATCGCAAAAAGTTTGCTAAGGAAGTTGTTGAAGAATGGCAAGATCATGGTGATATTTTCTACCTTACAAGAGCATTTAACTGGATATTACCCAGCTCGGAATTTAAAACCAAAATATCACTTGAACAAATCGGAGCACTGAAAGTTCTAAAGATTGCCATGGAATTGAAGAAGTTTGAGAATGATCTGGCGGCTAAGGGAGAAACAAAATATAACCTTGTGGATTTTTACAAGAGCGTTGTTGCTCCCATATTCAATCTTTAAAGAAAGGGATAGCTCATGGAAAAAATTAAAATTAAACTTGAATTCGTGGTGGATGTCGAGATTGTTAAGAAGATACTTAATAAACGCGGCTTAGATATCACTATTGGAAACATCAAGAAAGTTGCAAGTATATACAAGGAACGACAATACTCCATCCCGGATGAAAAATTCTTTGATGACTTCCCAAACGACAAAGAAACACTGCTTATGTATGGATTTAAAATAAGTTAGCAAATTGAGGCGGTATACAGAGTCAATATCAGGAGGTAGAAACTAATGTATGATATTAAGGATAAATGGCTGAATGCCTATAACCGACCAGGATTCAAGATCATCCCCCAGGGCTTTGTCATTCATTCAACAGCTAACCCTGGAGCAACTGCTCAAGACCACTTCGACTATTGGTGCAGCAAAAAAGTTAGCGGCAGCGCTCACAAAATTGCTGACTGGACAACGATCTTTAACCTTATACCGGAGAACGAAGGAGCTTGGCACGCTGGCAAAACGGCTAACAGCAGATTTATTAGTCAGGAAATGTGTGAGCCTGGTTTAGATGATCCGAACAGATACGTAAAATTCAATGAAGTCTGGAGTCGTACCGTATGGATCGTGGCGGATGCCTGTGTACGTTATGGATGGAACACCCAAGACAATGTCTTCTCTCATCGGGGAATATCTCTTATGTGGCGCGAAACCGATCATATTGACCCTATTCCCTACTTAACTCGGTATGATCGTACATGGGAACAGCTCCTATCAGCAATCGATAATGAGATTTTAAGAATTAAGAAAGGTGTAGAAATATCTATGCTAAAAAAAGCAGTCCTATTATTCACGGAAGCTGATAAGGATGCTGGCTTTAAAGTTGCTGCCAGGAACGGCAATTGCGCTATCTTTGTCAGGAATCCTGACTTATCCGTACCCGAGGATGCTAGGCAAGCCGAGCAGCTCATAGTCGTTGGCGGTAGTTCTACAGGACATCCTAATGAGATTGTCCTGTCGGGCAAATCTTGGGCAGGGACAGCTTATGCAGTTGGCAAATATCTTGGTGATGAGTAAGTCCCTCTTTTCAATCAGAACTTAAGCGATTATAATGGGTGGTGATAGCAATCGATGAATGGGTAAAGGAATTGACGCTAGAGATGATTCCCGATGGATTATTCCGAAACATTGCGGAACGAATCGGCATTGAGAATTTGATTGAACTGGCTGACCTTGTGGGTGGAGTAACATTCTACATTCCAAAGAAGGAAAGCCTCTTGCGCCCTATTCGGGATATGCACATCAAGGCAGAGTTCAACGGATATAATCATGCTGAACTAGCGCAGAAGTACAATCTGTCGGAACGCTGGGTTCGAGGATTATGCGGCGAAGGTTGGGCTGAAGGGCAACTGAACCTATTTGGTGAGGATGGGAATATTAACTCAGAAATAAAACTCTGAAGTGCTTCGTATGTAACGTTCATAATAGAATTGATAAGCTAACGGTGGGAATTGAATTCCCGCCGTTATTTTTTTATTCAAAAGGAGGGTAAAACGTGTATCAATTTTCTCCCCTGCTGACGGATATGGCTCTTGCTACCCTATCCCTATTGCTTGCTTATGGGGTTAACGTAGCCCACAAGATGACCGCAAAGGTCAAGGCTGAGACGCAGCAGATCCAGAACGATCAACAGAGAAACCTGTTGTTGGACGCGTTGAACGATGTGGATGAACTGACGACCAAGACGGTGACACAGATCGAACAGACAACGGCCAGAGCACTCAGGGAAGCGGTCAAAGATGGTTTGACAGACAAATCAGCGCTAGAGATCCTCGCAAAGCAAGCATACATTGAAATCTCAGAAGCGTTAAGGCCAGAGTGCAAGGAACTCATTGAAAAGAACTTCGGTAACCTCTCAGCTTATTTGACAAAAACCATTGAGGCTAAGGTGTTCGATCTTAAAAACATAAACGCTGGGAAGTAGGAGCTGCATGTATGGAGATAACTTGGATTTTACAGACAGCTACAGCTCTGGTTATTGGCGTACTTGGTTTCTTTGTCAGAAGCGTGTTAACAGAACTCAAAGAAGGCATCAAGGAAAACGACGAAAAGGTCAAAGAAGTCGACGTCAAACTAAGTTGTGATATCAAAAATCTGAAGAACGAACTCAATGACTTAAAAAGCGATTTGCCCTTTGTTTATGTCTTGAGAGAAGACTTCATCCGATCACTCAACAACGTGGACAACAAAATGAATAACATAGACGGCAAGCTCGATAAGCTGCTCCAATATAGCTCAAAAGGTAAGGAGGACAGATGATGGATGAAAACATGGAAATAGAGATTAGAAAAAATAAAGCAATCAGAGGGTACATCATCCGCTCCCTAGTAAAAGGACACCAAAACTCCCTGCTCATCCGTCAGATAACAAATGCCCTGGTTGCCGATGGAATGCTTGTATCTCCCGATATTTCGAAGCACTTGGATTATTTAGTGGAAGCCGGATACGTTGCTTTTACCGATAAAACTGTAAACGCATATACCGCCTACCGCAAGGATGCAGTCATTAAGCTAACCAGGAAAGGTGTGGATCTGGTCGAGGGGACAATCGAAGATCACGGAGTCGATGTCTAATGGGCAAAGAGAGACGGAGGACTCGGATATCTACAAGCCTGGATGAACTGCCGGAAGAGATACGGCTACAAGTGGATGTCAAGCTTGTAAAAACCAATACCTCTTATCAGGCCATATCTGATTGGCTAAAGTCTCAGGGCCATGAAATCAGCAAGAGTGCCGTTGGAAGATATGCACTCAAAATCAATGAAGTATCTTCGAGACTTATGGAAGCACAGCGGCAAACAGAGGTTCTTATTAACGCAGTCAAGATGAATCCCGATGTTGATTACACCGATGCCGGAAATATGCTGCTTGCGGATGGCCTTATAAAACGACTGGCAACGGCTGAAGAGGAATTTGATAATCTCCCCTTGGACAAAGCCGGACGATTAATGACGGCCTTAAGCCGGACTAAGACCTATAAAGATCGGGTTCGTCAGGACATGAAAAAGAAAATTGAACTGGCCTTCCATGGCATGGAAGCTGAAATGATGGCAGCCATTAAATCAGACCCTGAACTTGCTCAATCATTAAAGGTTTTACTCCTCAAAGCGAAAGAGAAAATGGTTAACGATGATTAATTTAGATGAATATATCAGGCAGCTCGACGAAGAAACTGACCTCTCTGAGGTTCAGAACCTGGAGTATCAGAAACAGCTTTTTGAGACTTACATATTGAGAAACAGTCAAGAGCGCAACCTCAGAGAAGAACTCCTCAAAGAGTACCGGGCCGGAGGCGAACTCACAGGCCCTAAAGGACTCAGAAAACGATTAGGTGCAATTGATCTCGGATATTTTGGCAGGGCCTATCTCCCCCACTACTTTGTCAGAGAGTCTCCAGAGTTCCATGAAAAGCTTGACAGTATCTGGACTCAAGGGGTTATGAAAGGCAAAAATCCAACCCTTCGCAAAAAAGAAATATCAAGGGATAAAGGATGTCGAAGGGCCATTGCCGCCCCGCGTGGTCACGCAAAGTCAACAAACTTCACCTTTAAGGATACCTTGCACAGCGTCCTGTACGAATACAAACATTATCCGATCATCCTTTCAGATAGCACAGATCAAGCGGAAGGATTCCTCACAGACATTAAAACCGAACTTGAAGAAAACCGCCATATACTTGAGGACTTCGGAAACCTAAAAGGTAAGGTGTGGAAGTCTGGAGTTATTCTTACTTCCACGGACATCAAGCTTGAAGCCATCGGCTCCGGTAAAAAGATCAGAGGTCGAAGACATAGAAACTGGAGACCGGATCTTATCGTCATGGATGATATCGAAAACGATGAGAATGTCAACACGCCCGATCAGCGGAAGAAGCTTGAGAGTTGGTTCTATAAAGCAGTATCAAAAGCTGGGGATACTTACACAGACATTGTGTATATAGGGACTATCCTCCACTATGACTCCCTCCTCTCCAAGGTTCTTAAGAATCCTGAATACCATTGCGTTAAATATCGAGGGGTTATTAGTTCGTCAGACAATCACACGTTATGGAATGCCTGGGAAGCAATCTATAACGACCTCGAAAATGAGCACAGACAAGAGGATGCACTGGAGTTCTTCCAGACAAACCGTGAGGAAATGCTCGAAGGTACAGAGGTCTTGTGGGAGGCAAAGCTCTCTTACTATGACCTGATGGTTATTAAGATCTCTGAAGGAGAAGCATCCTTTAACAGTGAGATCCAGAATGACCCGATTGACCCGGATTCCTGTACCTTTAACGAAGAATGGTTCGACTTTTATGACGAAAGCTCCATTAACTTCTCAGACCCTGAGTTTATTATTGTGGGTTCAAATGACCCATCCCTCGGCAAAAACAAAAAGAGTGATACCTCCTCGATCATTGCAATAGCCAAAAGCCTAAGAACTGGTTATATGTACATCGTGGAGGCATCCATTGAGAAAAGAAAGCCGGATGTCATCATTGATGATGCCATTGAAATGTCCAAGCGCATGAAACGTGATCTGAAAAAGCCATTCTATAAGTTCGGGGTTGAGTCGGTACAATTTCAATACTACTTCAAGGATGTTATGGCAAAGAAAAGTGTTGAGGTTGGAGAGTATCTGCCCATTGAGGAGATCACGAGCGTACAAAGCAAGCAGGTACGAGTCGAGTCCCTGCAGCCGTACATTAAGAATAAATATCTGAAGTTTAACCCGAAACACAAAACCTTGTTGCAACAGTTTAAGGAATATCCCATGGGTAAAAATGATGACGGCCCGGACGGTGTGGAAATGGCGGTAAGGCTTGCACTTAGTATCAAAGGGAATACCAAGATTGATTATAAGTCAGTTATCAGCAGATTGATGAAGTTCAAACGAGGGGCCTATTAGGGGGTGATATATTGGCAGGCAAAAACAATCAGAAGAAAAAGTTATCAAGCGGCAAAGACACACGAAAAAGACTTGAGCTTTCAGAAATTGCCGTTGCCCAGGTACAGGATAAATATTCGACGTATCCCTCCAATGGACTAACTCCATATAGGCTTGCTCAGATATTCAGAGAGGCTGATGACGGAGATGTCATAAGGCAGATGGAACTCTTCGAAGAAATGGAGGAAAAAGACCCTCACCTCTTCTCCCAGCTTCAGACCAGAAAGAATGCGGTCACTGGTCTTGACTATGAGGTTATCCCCTTCTCTGACGATGAGTTAGATAAAACGATTGCTGAATTCGTTAAAGATGAGATCGAGAGCCTGGAAAACTTTGAGGACGTGCTCATGGATCTGCTGGATGCCATTGGAAAAGGAATTGCGGTTAGTGAAATAATTTGGGACTATGACGAAAGCAAAGTGACCGTTAAGGACATCAAGTGGAGGCATCAAAAGAAATTCTTTTGGGATCATAACGACACCTTTAAAGTGATTACCAAGGAGTTTGCCTCGGGAATTGAAGTCCCGATCGATAAGTTTATTATCCATAGGTATAAGGCCAGGTCAGGACATCCGTCCAGAGCCGGAGTCCTTCGCGTAGTAGCTTGGATGTATCTATTTAAAAACTATGATATCAAAGACTGGGTGAGCTTTTGCGAGATCTTCGGAATGCCCTTAAGACTTGGAAAGTATAACCCATCCTCAAGTGAAGAAGACAAGGCTGCTCTTATGAGGGCGCTCGTGCAGATCGGCACGGATGCAGCGGGTATCATCCCTGATGGTACAGAGATTGAGTTTAAAGAAAGTTCGAAGACAACCTCTATCAATGTCTATGAATCTCTGGCCCGCTACTGTGATGAGCAAATATCCAAGGCAGTCCTGGGGCAGACACTTACCAGTGACTCGGGCGGTGGATCATTCGCTCAATCGAAGACACATAACGAGGTCAGACATGATCTGACGATAGCAGACTGTAAGGCTCTTGCAGCTACCTTAAGGCGAGATTTGATCCGGCCTCTTGTACTCTTTAACTTTGGTGAAGATAAGAGAATTCCCTATATTAGGTTTGATGTTGAGGAAGCTGAAGATCTGAAAGAAGCTGCCGACATCTATGAAAAGCTTATCTGTAACATAGGTCTCAAGATTCCAACGTCTCATCTTTACAAGAAATTCAGTATTCCGAAACCGGAAGATGGCGAAGAGGTGGCAGCTCCTTCAGTAGCGACATCAACGGCAGCAGTGCAGCCTCTCAAGGAAGATATGCGAATTGTTAAAAATAAGGAACCAACCGACAAAGAGCAAAAACTCAGCAAAGACTATCAAGTGAAAATTGACAAGCTTGCTGATGCCGCCGCTGCTCAAAGCTCTAACATCTTTGTCAAACTATTTGAGCCTGTGATGAAACTCTTGGATAGCTCAGAGAACCTTGAGGAACTAAAGCGGCAGCTTGAAGATCAGACGTTTGTTGAAAGCCTTTACAAAAAGATGGATATCAAAGACCTTGATGAGCTTCTCCAGAAGTCCATGTTTTATGCGGATATGCTCGGGAGGATGAAGGAAAATGAACGAGCTGTTTGAGCTACTTACTAAAAGCATTGTCTTTGAAGAAGCAGCAGAGTTTTTCAAGGGTAAAGTACCACTCAAGCCAGCGGAGTTCTATAAGCTAGCTGAGGAATATAAAGCCTTTGCTTTCACGGTCTCGGGATATTCAAAGCTTCAGGTGCTTAACAAGTTCTATGACGAACTATTGAAGGCCATTGAAACAGGCACAACCATGAAAACATTTAAGGAATCTATAAATCAGTTCCTACAAAACAAAGGCTATGAAGGAATAACGAACTTCCAAGCAGACAACATCTTCAGGACAAATATCCAGACAGCTTACCAAGTAGGACATTATAAGCAGATGACAGACCCTGGAGTCCTTAAGTTAAGACCTTATTGGCAGTATGACGCGGTCAACGATAAGCACACGAGGCCCTCTCATTTAGCCATGGACGGAAAAGTCTTCAGAGCGGATGATCCCATATGGGACACTTGGTATCCACCCAATGGTTTTAGATGTCGATGCGGAGTCATGACACTGTCTGAGAGGCAAGTCAAGGAACGGGGTCTCACGGTGGAAGAAGAAGTGCCGCGATCCGCAGAAATCAACGGAAGCTTTGTGAATATCTATCCAGACCCGAAGTTTTCCAATAACCCCGCAAAGGCTGCTTTTCAACCGGATATCAAAAATTATCCTAAGAGCCTTCAAAAGGCCTTCGAAAACCGGGAAAAAACAAAAGCTAAATAAATTCCATAGACGGGCTAATTTAATAACTTAACCAGCAAGTAAGGGATTTATACCAGAATTGAATTTAACCCGCGTTATAACGCGTAATAACGCGGTTAGAGAGTGAATTGAGTTCGAAGAGAGGTGAGTCGATGGGAAAAAAATTGATACTAAGTGTAAGTTCATCGAAAATCGACGGAGTTCCTAGTGTAATAAAGCTGTTACCCCTTGGGTTTGTTAAAACCCAAAAGGGAGACTTCCTGGTCGATGAGGAGAGTTTTGACCGCATCAAGAACACCTTCAAGTCCCGAGGCATTGATATTGTTATCGACTACGAGCATCAGACCCTCGAAGACGTTCAGGCCCCAGCTGGAGGTTGGATTAAAGATTTGTTTCTCCAGGATGGGGCAATTGCCGCAAAGGTTGAGTGGACACCCAAGGCTGAGGAGTATCTGAAGAATAAGGAATACAAATACCTCTCCCCTGTTGTCCTGGTTAGAAAAAGTGATCATAAGGCAGTTGTGCTGCACTCGGCAGCTTTAACCAATACCCCGGCGATTGATGGGATGTTTGCCATTGTAAACTCATTAAACATTGATGAATTTGAAGAAGGAGAAATGAAAATGGACTTAAAGAAACTAGCAGCTCTGCTCGGTCTTCCGGAAGATGCCACTGAGGAGCAAATTATGGAGGCCATTAAAGCAGCCATTACCAAAGGAGACGTTGAGAAGACAGAGACCGTTGCCAACAAAGTGATTTGTGGACTCTTGGGGATCGACAGCAAAGAAGCTAAAACTGAGGATGTGGCTGCTGCAATCATGGCCTTGAAAAACCCTGCCAACTTTGTCCCAGTGACCGAGTTCAACAAGCTTAAAGAAAGACTTGATAAAAAAGACAGCGGCGAGCTGGTAACCAAAGCATTGAAGGCGGGTAAAATCTCAGCAGCTCAAAAAGAATGGGCTGAGGAATACGCTTTGAAAGATCCTGAAGGCTTTCAAAAGTTTGTGGAAAAGGCACCTCAAGCTGTACCAATGGGTGAGCTTGATATCGAAGACTCTAAGCGGAATGACGGCAAGATATCCGAAACAACAATGACTGTCTGCAAGCAGCTTGGAGTCTCCAAAGAAGACCTTGAGAAGTACGGAAAGGAAGTAAGGTAAACATGGCATTAGTTGCTGGAAGAAACACGGTTGAAATCAAAGACGGCAAGACGCTTGTCCTAGATGTCAAAGGTAATACAAAGATTTTTGAAGGCTCAATCGTTGTCCTAGAAGCAGGGCTTGCAGTACCCGGTAAAAAAGCCACTGGGTTGCTGGCTGCCGGAAGAGCTGAGGAGTTTGTCGATAATACTGGCGGTGTAGATGGAGCAAAGACTGTAAGGGTGCGGCGTGGGGTCTTTAAATGGAGCAATGATGCAACGAACCCTGTTACTGTGGAGGATGTCCTTAAAGATTGCTATGTCTTTGATGATGAGACCGTCACGATCTTGAATACTGACGCATCCGTTGCCGGAAAAATCATTGGGCTTTCGGATGGTGAGGTACTCGTAGAAATACTTTAATAGTTCTAAATCAAGAATCTGAGGAGGACAAAAAAATATGATCGTAAATCAACAGGCGTTAGCGGGAATCACCACAGGTTTTAGAACCATATTCAATAAGGTCTTTGAGACAATGACTACGCAGTGGGACAAGGTTGCAACTGAAGTTCCCAGTGAGACCGGGGAAGAAAACTATAAATGGCTGGGCAAGATCCCTCGAATGAGGGAATGGATCGGTGATCGTGAGATTCAAAATCTCACAGGATCTGATTACACGATCAAAAATAAGGACTTTGAGTTGACCATTGGTGTAGATAGAAACGACATTGAGGATGACAAAATCGGGGTCTATAATCCGGTCATCCAGGATATCGCCCAAAGTACAGCAACCTTCCCTGATGACCTTGTTTTCGAACTCCTGAAAAACGGTTTTGTAAATAAGTGTTATGATGGTCAGCCGTTCTTTTCTGATGCTCACAAGGTTGGAAAAAAGACCGTCAGCAATAAGGGAACAAAAAAGCTCTCTCCTGCATCTTACGCCGAAGCGAGAAGCGCCGTGATGTCATTAACGGATGAACATGGAACAAGCTTGAAACTCGTGCCTAACCTCCTTGTTGTAGCTCCTGGTGAGGAAGAAATGGGAAGAAAAATACTTCTTGCTGATCAAATTGACGGCACAACAAACACTTATAAGGGTACAGCAGAGCTGATGGTTTCCCCTGATCTTGCAGGAGCACCTACGCAATGGTATCTCCTTTGTACTTCAAAACCTCTAAAGCCTCTCATCTATCAAAAGAGAAAAGCTCCGAAGTTTGACGCTTTAATTGACGACAAGGATGAGAATGTCTTCATGAGAAAGCAGTTCCTTTATGGTGTACACGCCAGAGCTAATGCCGGATACGGATTCTGGCAGATGGCATTTGGTTCTACTGGAACGGTTGCTGAGTAATGCCATACTGCACGGTTAAAGAAGTCAGAGACATGATAAAGTCTGATGCCTTAAATACCATCATTGGGGATGAGTACATCGAGGATGAAGCTCTAAGGGAAGATAAGATACTGCCTACCATCGAAGAAGCTATCGGGGATGCAGACGGTGAAATCGACGGATACCTTGTCAAAAGGTATCCTGTCCCCCTCTCCCAAATCCCGAAGGTAATTAATAAATTTTCCAAAGATATTGCGGTCTATAACCTATTTTCAAGAGCCGGGATTGATGAAGGCGAAAAAGAAAATAACTACCTCACCCGATATAAGGCAGCCGTTAGGTTCCTTGAAAATGTTGCTAAGGGCATGATTGACATCGGGGTGTCAGATACCACGATTAAGGCTAATACTGGGTTTACGATTAATTCAAGTCCAAGGCTTTTCTCTCGGGATTCTATGAGAGGAATGTGACTGTATGGCAGACTATAGCATCCGTCTGGAGGGAGATGTCCGCAGACTCATAGGCAGGCTTCATCAATTAGAGGAAGTAGATCTAAGAAGTGTGAGTCGATCCTTGGCAGAATCCCTCCGTACTTCCACCAGAGAACGCTTCAAGGAAACTAAAGATCCTGAAGGCAGGGTTTGGGAAAAGTCGATTAGGGCCGATCGTGATGGAGGAACAACATTGACGGATACAGCGGGACTCAAAAACTCAATTAAGTCCGCTGTGGATGGATCGGGATTTGCTGTTGGAACGAATAAAATCTATGCCAGGACTCACCAATTTGGAGAATCAGGAAGAAAAATAACCATTCGAGCCAGGACCTCAAGGGGACTTGTCTTTAAGATCGGTGATCAATGGATTCGTAAAAAAGAGGTAAAGGTCAATGTGAGTATCCCGGCGCGGCCATACTTGGGAGTATCGGAAGACGACATGCATGAAATTAAAAGCACTCTTGAAGATGTCTTAGCAGGAGATTAAGTATGATCAAACAGTGTCGAGATTATTTGGTTCAAAAGATTACGGAGGCTGGCATCAAGAGCAAGGTCTTTACAAGCATGAAAAAGCTTGAGAAATCCAGCGAAAGCCATATCGGAGCTGTGTTATTCAACGGTGATAAGTTCACTCGAAGTGGAGCAAAAACTTTTTACGTCGATGGACAAGGCATTAAGCAGAAACGATTTAAAAAGTTTGACAGAAATGTAAGCTTTGTGGTTGTGATCGGCGAGTATGACCAGGATAAATGCGAAAGTATTTTTGAACAGTTTATCGGCTTATTGGATCGGGGGATTATCATTGACGGCAACTTCGCGGGGATTGAAGTCGAAGAGGCAGACTGGGTCGATGAGGATGACAGCATCCTAAAAGCAAAGGTTGCGGTACAGGTTAAGATAAGGTTTGATGGCGGCCTGTATAAAGACAACGCTTCTGTTCAAATAAATGAATTTAGTTCAGAAATTGAAGCGTAAAGGAGAAAAGGATGGAAAAGGACAAACAAGGTACAAGTGAAGCTCCTAAACTCTTTAGTATTGAGGCGCTGAAAGAAGCAAAGAGAACAACGGATAGTGTTTTTCAGGGCATGAAGGCTGCTAATGGCTGGAGACCGGGGAAAGCGGTGACTGAAGAAGACTACAAGAAAGCTGTGAAGGAATTCATGGAGTCTCCTATTGGAGGAAAGAAGGTGAAAAAAGATGCTAAGAGACGTTAATACCATCATTACGGATGGCGGCCTTGGAATAGACACCGTCAAAGGTGAAGGCGTACATTTTAAAATTGGAGTCTCTCCTATGGTATCCGATACTCCCATTATCATTACCGGGAATATGAATGCCAAAATGATCAAGTATAAACTTGGGCTTTGTCCACTGGCTGATGCCTGTATGGACAGTGTAGAAAATGGTTCCAATATGATTTACTGCTTGCCAGTGGCTGCTTCCGTCGTCGGGACAATAGGTGCCGTGGTGAAAGCTGGAACTGGTCTAGGACTATGTACTGTCACAGGAACGCCAAACAATGCCTATGAATTGATTGTAAAGTTTACAGGCGCTGGAGGATTCAATCAGGCGGTGCTGAGATATTCGGTAGATGGAGGGTATTCGTTCTCTGATGAAGTAACTCTTGCCCTCAACGGAGAGGTCGAAATTCCTTCTACTGGGGTAAAGTTCAAGTTCACTGAGAATGTGGTTCCGGAAGACTCATACAAGATCGGTGATACTTTTACAGTTACCACAGAAGCTCCACAAATGACCAATGAGGATGTACTTGGGGCAATCGATAAATTAAAGAATACGAACTATTCCTATGAATTTATTCATATTGTTGGAGAGTCAACAAAGGTACTTTGGGCAGCAGTTTCTTCAGAGGTGCAGACATTCTATGAGCAATACAAAAAGTCGTTATTCTTTGTGCTTGAAGCAAGAAACATCACTGAAGGCGAAAGCATGGATGAATACGCTCAGTATCTCACGGATGAAAGAATAGGTCTTCAGAACTATGATATTCAAATTGTGACAGCAAGGTCTCTTTATACAAGGATGGATGGGACTACTAAAGACATAAACAATGCAGGAATAGTTTGCGGCCTTTACTCGAAATCGAACGTTCAACAATCGATCGGCGAAGTGAAAAGCTTCAGCATATCTGAAAATAAAATGCACGAACTACTCCCCAAAGGGATTGAAGATTACATTGGTTTATTAGACGAAACCAAATACCTCACCTTCAGGAAGTATGAAGGACTTGAGGGGTTCTATGTTACCAATGCAAGGATGATGTGCCCAGACGGATCAGACTATAGATATGCTGAGGATGTCAGGATTAAAAACAAAATTATCAAAGAAACACGCAAGCAAGCCCTTCAAGAACTCCAAAGCGGCGTTGACATGGAAGACGTTCAAGGCAGCCTTGAAACGATAGCCAAATTCATTCTGATACCCCTGGATACCATGGTTAGATTGAAGCAAATATCTTCAGCAAGCATTGTGGTTCCTGAAGGCCAGGACATTCTTACAACCGAAAAATTGAATGTTGTAATTCGATACGTTCCGATTGGTCACTTTAGAGAAATTGAGATAGACCTAGGAATGGAAAACCCATTAACAAACTAGCAACAAGGAGGTAAATGATGTCAATCATTAACGGCAAAAGCTATGACTGGGCTGACATAGCTGTAAAGCTTCCTGGTCTTGAGATTGAAGTCCAAGAAATCTCCTACGATGATGAACTAGAAAAAGAGGTTGTTTACGGAAAAGGCAGCAGGCCAAGGGGTTACGGTACTGGGAACTATAAGTCAGAGGGTAAGCTTTCCCTCCTCAAGGATGACTTCGACGATCTAGTCAATTACTGCAAGCGGCAAGGTGTATCTCTCTATAAGCTTGTTATTCCGAAAATCATCGTCAGCTATGCTAATCAAACCCAAAAGACAAAAACTGATGAGTTGAATACTGTAACCTTTACGAAAACAAGTCAGAAAAACGCCCAGGGCGATAAATTGTTAAAGGTTGATATGGACTTCATTATCGTCAACGGCATTGAAAGAGACGGCTTGAAACCCCTGTAAGACACTTCGGTCTCAAAATATTTGACAATTAGGAGGAACAAAAGATGCCTTTTGATCAAAATAAAATTGAAGAGTATAAGGCTAAGTACGGTAAATTGTATCGGGTGAACGCAACACTTGATCTGGATGATTCCGAAAGCGTTGAACTTGATTACTTCTTCAAGAAACCTGTTACTGCATCTTATGACCGATATGTTAAAAGCACATCCCAAAGCCCGACCAAAGCACTCAAGGCGTTTGTTATGGATAACATCATTGAAGAACAAACTCAGAAACTTGAGACCGATCTGGAAGAATACCCTGCCCTCTCTCTCAGTATTGGTGAAAAACTACTGAATATGCTGGGGTTGTCTAAAGACATAAATTTAAAGCTGCTCTAGAAGAGCAGCTTCGGGAGATAAGTGAAAATTACATTCAAGCTGGAACTATTGAAATACATCGATACTTACCTCCCGCTCTTCTGGAGAAGCCTGTGGCAGTGATGGATATGGAAGAGTTTTTGAAGGCACTTGCTCAGGCAAGATATATCCAGCAGCTCGAAGAGAACGTGATGGCCCGGGCTATTTCGAAAGTCTTTTCGGAATAAAAAAGCCGGCCTTCTTTAAAAGGTCGGTTCTTTTCTTGAGATCCAGCTTCCGTATAAAATTGTGGCGTGTTTTGCATTCTTAAATAGACTTTCTGCTTTTTTCTCTTCGTGCTTTCCTTTAGTTTGCTGATGCCCGAGCCAAAGCCAATATGGGAACAGATAAATAATAAGTGGCACAAAGACAAGAATTGATATTACGACACCAGCACCAAGACCGAAAAGAATGAGATAAAAAAGGCCAGTCAAAATTAACATAATCATGATTGAACCCTCCTTTTGTAGTTGAATATACCATAAGTTAACATTTTAATATAGGGGGGTGAAGAAAAATAGTATGAGCTTAGATACAGTGTTTAAGTTAAGCGTAATCATCGGTATGATAGATCATTTGACAGGCCCTATGGCAAGAGTTAGTTCCACAGTGGATGGATCAATTGGCAGACTTGAAAGACTCAATCAGTCTTTTGGAGAAATGGGCAAGACAGGAATTGCAATGGCTACCGCTGGAGGTCAGATCGCTGGCGCGATGATTGCCCCTGTCACAGCTACTTTTGAGACAAGAAAAGCTCTTGGCGAATTAAAATCAGTCGGCATTAAGGATTTAAAAGCACTCGAAAATGCCTCGAAGAGCTTTTCAGATACTTGGGCTGGAACGTCGAAAGCTCAGTTCCTAACTGCCGCTTATGACATTAAATCTGGAATTGCTTCTCTCAATGATGAAGCGGTTGGTAAATATACAGAGATTGCAGGCATTACAGCGAAAGGGACTAAGGCAACTATTGCAGAAATGACCAGCCTTTTCGCGACTGGATATGGTATCTATAAAGGTTTTTACAAGGATATGGGGGATATTGACTTTGGAGAAATGTTTGCAGCAGGTATTGGGCACGCAGCAAACATCTTTAAGACGGATGGAGCAAATATGTCGCAGGCGATATCATCTTTGGGAGCTGCTGCAACCTCTGCCAAAGTACCAATGGAAGAACAGTTTGCAATCCTTGGAATGTTGCAGGCTACTATGACAGGCAGTGAAGCTGGTACAAAATATGCAGCCTTTATTCAATCTGCGGCTAAAGCTGGAGAAACCTTAGGCTTGAAGTTTACTGATGCAAATAATCAACTTTTAAGCATGCCTGAAATTCTTGGATTACTTAAAGGCAAATTCGGTGAAACAATGGATGCTGCAGAGAAAATGAAGTTAGTCGAGGCGTTCGGTACTGATGAAGCAGTTGATATGGTGGATCTGCTTTACAACAAAACGGGGGATCTCCAAAGTGGCATTCTGTCCGTATACGGTGCCATGGGAAATGGTGTGAACGAAGTTCGCGAGATGGCAAATGCCATCAATGATACTGAACCTGATAAATTTACAGTTTTAGGGCAGAAGCTTCACAATGTGGGCGAAGAAATTGGGAATACGCTCTTACCGACCTTCAACCAATTGCTAGATCGTGGGAGTCAGGTCATCGACAAGGTGAGTACTTGGATAGGAAAAAATGAAGATCTTACCAGGATTATTGCTTTGACTGTCATTACTATTGGTATTATCCTGACAGTTCTAGGATCATTTATAGCGCTTATTGGACTCGTCGGACTAATAGCCACCAAGACTGTTGGGGGAATTATTGCCCTTAGGAGTGCAATCTTAAAAATGCCTGGGGCGCTAACCGCCGGAGCGACAGCGGCTAGAAGTTTTGTCCTCGGTATAGTCTCAGTAGCAAGACAAGCTATCACGACAGCGGTCACAGCTATGCCGGGCTTGATATCCTCAGTATGGTCCTTTACGGCAGCCTTGCTTGCTAATCCTATGACCTGGGTTGTAATAGGGATTATGGCATTAATAGCCGGGTTATTGCTCTTGTGGAAGAACTGGGATAGTGTTGTGAGCTTTTTCTCCAGTAGTTGGCCGAAGATTACAGGTGCCTTTTCGAATGGAATTCAATCCGTCAAAGATCTTATCACCGGGTCTTTAGTCTGGTTCAAGGAGTCTGGATCTAAGGTGCTAACAACCTTCACGGATGGAATCAAAGCTTCGATATCAGTTCCAGTCGATGCCGTAAAAGGTGCCCTGGGTAAGATTAGAGAGCTGCTTCCCTTCTCTGATGCTCACGAGGGTCCCCTATCTGAGCTGACTCTCTCAGGTCGAAGAGTCTTCGAAACGATAACAAGCGGTATGGTTCAAACTAAAAACCTCCCTGCTGAAGTCACGGAGAAAGCTTTTACAGGTGTCAGTTTGGCTGCCGATCCTGGAGGGAAAGAGAACAATCCCTTGGTCTCAAACATGACATCTCGTGAAGAAATTAAAAAGATTAACCTGAGAGAAATAAATAAAGAAAAAACTGAAAACACTCAAAGTTCTAAGGAAAAAGAAACTGGAACGATCATTCAAAAGTTAGTCATCCAGGCAGATATCAATAAGCTTAAGGATCTCCCTTTACTCTTCAAGCTATTAAAAGAAGTTGAAGACTACATTAACAGTAATGGCGATCCGTCACTAGTTGGGGAGGGATAACCTTGATATACGTCGACGAAAGCACGATCAAAATCGGGGGAGTCATCCTCCCTGGCCTCTTCAAAAGCATAGAGATTAAGGGTGATGCCTTGATTGAGGAACAAACGGTTGAAGGCAAAACTGAAAAGCCAAAGCAAGCCATTGGTTATGAAGACGCAAAGATAAATGTGGAGCTGGTGGTCTATGATGGCCCTGAGCTAACGAAACTACAGAAACTCGAAATCATCCAAAACCTTTTTAAAAAAAACGGCCAGCAAAAGCCAACTGTATACGAGATAGTTAATGAGCATACGGCAGCCAGAGGAATAACAAGAGTTCTTTTCAAGAATCTGACAACGCAAGAGCAAAGTAAGAAAGATGAGCTTTCAGTCATGATCGAATTTTGGGAGTATATTTCGATGACGATCACTGCAACCCAGAGTTCAGGCACGAATTCAAGCTCGACTAGCTCATCAAGCTTGGGACGGACTACTTCAGCTAATGAATCGTTAACGGCCGAATATCGAAGTTACTTAAGCACTAGTCGCGGATCGGCACCAAAGATTCAAGATAAGACATCTAAAACGGCTGCTACAGACACAGCAGATACGCAATCGCATAGGGAAAAATTGAATGAAATGGATTATTAAAGTGAGGTGAAACGGTGGAAAAAAGTGAGCTTTTTTATCCAGAGATCAGTGCAAATATCGGAAGCTATACCTTTCAAAAGGGAATTGAAATAGAGGCTTATTCCTCAAAAGATTCGTATTTCGATTGGGCTAAAGTTAGGTTTACACAGCAATTCCTTGAAAAGATAACCCTGCTTAAGAAGGATAAAGCTTTGATAAAACTTGGGTACGACGGTGTGCTTGATGAGGTGTTTGAGGGTTATGTGGTTAATCCGATGAGCGAAGGAAGTTTTGCAAGCGAAGTGATCCTAAAGGATGACATGATACATCTCGAAGAGACCTACATAACCAATACCTTTTTAAATGCAACACCTCAAGAGATACTAAACTTTTGCCTAAACAAAGCTGGAATCACTAAGACGAATATAACCTCAAAGACCTTTCAGAGGCGAAAAGCGATACCCATCTTCCGGAAGAATGTCATATCGGTCATTGAAGAGATTCACTCAATATGGAAGATCAAAGAAGAATTCTTTTTCTTAGAAGGCGTGTTCTACTGGGGAGAAAAGCCGGAGCAAACAAAGGTATATGAGTTTGAATATGCAGTGAACATCATATCTCTTGAAAGGCCAGGAGGAGTTTGGGAACTTGAGACGGTATCAGCGCCTTTCATCAAACACTCTCAGAAAATCATTGTTAGACATCCGAAGATATCCGGTGAATTTGAAGCTAAGAAGGTTGTCTTCACGACCAATGAAACGGGATTTATCCGAACCTATATTTACTTCTAAGGAGGGAGCGCTGTGCTGGAGCAGATGATACAAAAAGTCATCGAAAAGTTAATCAAAACTAAATATCAGCATGTAGAACTTCCCTCTGCTGTATACGCCAAGGTCACAAAGGTTCAAGAATACCCGAGCTATTACGTGTATAATCTCAAAATACTTGACGAAAACAAACTGATTAATTCGAGTTTCCCTGAGATCCCGAACGTAAAGTCAAAAATACCTCTACAGATTCAAGATGTGGTAGCGGTAATGCTCTTGTATGGTCAGCTCAATGTTCACATCATCGGGGAGGTGATTTGATGGCGGGGCTATACGACATAGATATCAAGCTTGATGAGAATTGGCAGTTAACGTCTGCCGCCAGTGGTGACGCTCCTCTAGTATCCTATGTTGATTGCATCATGCAGGATATTCAACTCGAAGCTTTATCGCAAGAGGGAGAACTTTTCTATGATGGGGAGTGGGGATGGTCGCTTCTCGACTTTGTACAGGCACAGGATGACGATCTGACAAGGCTTGAGATTGATCAAAGAATCAAGCTGAAGCTCTCGAAAAGAGACTCCATCAACAATGGAACCATCAAAACAAAGCTTGTGTTCAATAGTGACACAATCACTATCCAAGTATCATTCAAATTTATCAATGACTTAACTCAGTACAATTTGAACATTGCGCTGGATCGGGTCAAGGTTGAGGTTGTGGTTATATGATTGACGAACAAACTTTAGATGAAATTCTTCCAGTTCCAGACATCGATGAGCTAAAGAATTCAATTCAGGAAGAGCTAGCAACGGAAGGTTTTGTGATAACAAACTTCAGCTCGGGAGGTGTGTTCTATACTCTGCTGATGATAATCCTCCAGATACGAATTGAGTTAGTTAAACTCCTGAGAAATGTCATTAACAACACATTCCTCTCTCACGCCCAGGATGTATGGATGGAACTGAAGGCCGCAGATTTCTCAAAGAAAAGAAAGCAGCCAACAAAAACAAGTGGATACGTTACGATTGAGAGAGATGCTCTTGGAGATGCTGTGACGATTGCAAAAGGTGACGTGTTCAAAACGGAGCAAGATATCAATGGTGAGGAGTTACGGTTCTTGGTTGTTGAGGATGTAATTCTTCAAGCGGATTCCTTAAGTCAACAGGTTCTTGTAATGGCCGAAAAGGTCGGTGCAAAATACAATGTTCCTCCTGGACAAATAACGAAGTCCCTCACACACATTGAAGGCATTGACCGGATATCTAATGGCTCTGATTGGCTTACTCAAGAAGGTAGTGATCTTGAAGATATTGAGAGCCTAAGAGCAAGAACTCTGAACTCGTGGGCAGAGCTTTCAACTAATCCTATCAGTGATAAGTACAAGAATGTTTGTGAAGCAGTCGAAGGAGTTCTGTTTGTAAGAGTTGACGACATGCATCCGCGAGGCCAAGGAACGATTGATATCATTGTAACCTCAACGGCAGGGGCTGCGACTCAAAGCTTACTTGATAAGGTTGAAGCTGCAGCTATTTCAATCAAAGGCCCCTACGACAACTTACTTGTGAAGTCTTCGGAAACCGTACAACAGGATATTGAAATTGTCATATTCATCCCTGAAATTGCAAGTGATGAAGGTATCGTGGAACGAGCTGAAGCAATTATCACTGAGTTACTGAGGATCAGAAAAGATAGAGAGTTAAACAAGCTATATCTTGATGATATTAGATATGCTTTAAAAGATGATATCGAAGTCTATAAGAAGGCGAATATCATTTCCCCGGCAGATGATGTAATCGAGAGCAACGACAAGGTAATTGTACTTGGTTTACTAAACATAAGTGTTGGGAGGGTGTGATAGATATGTTCGAAAAATTCCAAGACTATATGTATTACCTCCTCCCTGGCCCTCTCAAGAAAATTGCTAAGGCTAAGAATCAGTTTTATATACTGTTCAAAGTGTTTGGCAAGATGTTTGATCAAACTAAGCAGGATATCTTCAGGGTTCGTGAGGAGTCTATGGTTATCAGTGCAAGCGAGTTGTTGCTGCATGAGCACGGTAAGGACAGGGATATGCCAAGACTCAAGGGTGAGACCGTCGAGAGTTACAGAACACGTCTGGCAATGAAGAATATCATTGCTGAGAAAGCCGGTACAAACGAAGGTATTCTGATTGCTCTAAAGGCCCTTGGATACGAGAAGTCATATATTGAACCTTATTACATCATTGATCCTGAACGGTGGGCAGAGTTCATTGTATACCTACGAAGTAAAGACCTGAGCAGCATTAATGATTTAAACGTCATTGACGGTGAAGTAATGAAAGTTAAGCCTGCAAGTAGTAAACCTAACTACAGTACCGAGGAATACACTGAAATTCAAATTCAATCAAGGTTCAATGGCTTTTCTGTAGACTATCCTCTCTGTGGAGTTACTTTGTGTGGGACATGGCCGGAGGCATAGGGGGAAAAAATGAAGACTTTAACAGAAATCGGGATATTAAAACAATCACTAAGCTTAGTCAATTCATTATCTCATGCAACCTATGAGCTTGATTCAGTCGAACAAACGATACCAATCCTAAATACTAATGTTGATAATGGTATTATAAGAATCCTTGTTTATTTTGATAGTTCTGTAGCTGGGGAGATCAAAAACATTAAGCTTATCGATATGGCTGGGGACGTTATAGCGCTCAATGACCGGATATTTATCAAACCGCTCACTAAAGGGTTAACTGTTGTATTTAAGTACAAGATAGTTGAAATTGAGGTGGAAAGCATTGAGTGATTATATTAAAACCGATTGGAAAGACCATATTGTAGATCCAGAGACCGGGGAAATAATTCAACAAGGTACACCCATTGACTCAGGTAATTTAAACAAAATCGAGCAAGGTATTGAAGATGTTCAGCAAAATGTTCAGCAAGCGATTGATGCGCATTTGGCGGAAAATGCGACAGATGGTGTGCATGGATTGGATGCCGCAATAGCTAAGTTTAAAAAGAGCAGTAGTACGTTCACTGATAATGATACAGCTCAAACGTTCGCTGATGCTTTTTGTACAGTCGATAGTTTAGTGATTATATCTATTACTTCTGCAACGCCACCACAAGGAACTTGGAACGTAAACGGTGCTGATGGTTCATTCACTATTACTTCAACCGTTGCTGAATCTGCTGACATTACTTTTGATTACTTCATAACGAGGGCGGTGTAGAAAATGGCAAGGGGAATAGTAAAAGGTGGATTAAATGACGGTGGAAGCAACATTAAAAGTATTCAGAGAGGTACGGTTACAAATCTATTTTCAGGGTTAAATACAACATACTTTGATGTTACTATCAGCCCGGTAGACCTAACAAAAGCAGTCCCAAGGATTACACAGAACTTTGGAACCCAAAGCAGTACCGCAACGAATCATGTATTAATTGCAATAGTTTTGCTTAATTCAACAACTATCCGATTTATACGTCAAGGTGCTGGAAATATGGTTAGTCAAAACCTTGGGGCATGTTGGGAAGTTATTGAATTTAATAATGTTAAATCTATACAAAGCGGTTCTTTTATAACCCAAACCGCGACTATATCACCTGTCGACATTTCTAAAAGCACTGTATTTCCATGCTGGAGTACGAATAACGGAGACGCTATGAACCTGTTTTTTTCTAGACGTGGTGTTATTTTGACCGATTCAACAACCGTAAGTATTTTAGGTAGTGCCATTAGTTTTACCAGTTTATATTTTTATGTTGTTGAATTCAAATAGGGGGGGTATTTTATGAAAAGGTTTATAAGGTTAGATTCTCAAAATATTGTTATTGCTATTCGCTATGGTAGTAATATTGTCGAGGGTGAAATAGAATCAGAATTCGGTGAAATAGGACAAATCATGCTAGAAGATGGAACATTTATAGCTCCTGACCCAGTAGTAGAACCCCAGCCATACATTCCAACTAATGCCGAAATAGCTCAAATGATTTCTGACTTGCAAGCTGATTTAATTATAGCAGGGGTGATATAA